ATCCGCAGCTACTTCAGTACAATATAAGAAAGTGAACCAAACTACACTAAAACATACCCCCACCCCCCTTCATTTTCGGCGCGGCCAAGCCCGTGCAAATACCCCCCACCCCCCTTTTTATTTTGGGACTCCCAGAATTGGACAAGAACTGTTAGTCTGTGCAAAATCTCCCAAAAGGGTGCACCCATGGAACTCAATATCGACACTGATATTCCCCTCGCCGCTGGCGATACCCCCGACACCTTCATGTCGACACTAGAGGCCGCTGCAAGTACGGCACGCCTGCTGGAGGCCGCGGGGTTAGACATCTCCTTCGGCGACGAAGACCTAGATGATGCTGCTACGACGGCGCGACAAGCGGCCCGGGGGCCTTCAGCCCTGCAAACCCGCGCTGCGATCAAGGGCCTAACACGCAAAACACCCGCCGCCCTGCTGCTCACGGAGAAAATCCTGAGGGATTATGGCCACAAAATCGTCGAAGAGGCCGCTCAGGTGCGTCACATGGTGGTCAACAAGCTAATTCAGGAGACGGAGAACCCCGATGCACGTATCCGGGTGAAAGCCCTAGAGCTGCTGGGTAAAGTTTCCGACGTCGGGTTGTTCACCGAGAAGCAGGAGATCACGATCACGCACCAGACAAGCGACGATCTGCGTCAGCGCCTACGGCGGAAACTGGAGAAGATGATCGACGTGACGCCCGACGACGAGGACGAAGAATGAGCACCGACTTCAATCGGACAGAGCTCGAAACGCTGCTTCGCAGCGTGGATATGCTCGACGAGAACGAGCTCGTTGAAGTAGAAAGGATGCTCGAGGAGCTGGACAAGCGCGCCATACTGCAGGGTGCCAAGGATGACCTGATCGCCTTCTGCAAGTACATGGACGCGAACTATATGGTGGGCCGACACCACAGAATCCTTGCGGATGAGCTGATGTCGATTGAACAAGGGGATAAAGACCGAGTCTGCGTCAACATTCCACCCCGCCATGGCAAGTCCCAGCTCGTGTCTACCTACTATCCGGCATGGTTTATCGGCAGAAACCCGGGGAAAAAGGTCATGCTGGTGTCTCACACCGCCGATTTGGCCGTCGATTTCGGTCGGAAGGTGCGAAATATCATAGATTCCGACCTGTACCGTGATGTTTTTCCCGCTACGGGGCTTTCAGCGGACTCAAAGTCGGCTGGACGGTGGAATACGACCACAGCGTGCGAATTTTACGCCACTGGCGTGGGTTCGGCCCTCGCGGGCCGCGGTGCTGACCTGCTGCTTGTCGACGATCCGCACTCCGAGCAGGACATTTTGAACGGGAACTTCACTGCTTTCGATAAAGCCTACGAGTGGTTCGCCTTCGGTGCCCGGACGCGTCTGATGCCGGGGGGTCGCGTGGCCGTGGTGCACACAAGATGGCATAAAAAGGACCTAACGGGGCGCCTTATTCAGGATATGGCCAACAACGAGAACTCCGACCAGTATGAGGTGGTGGAGTTCCCGGCGATCCTCGAGAAGGAAGTGTTTAACGAAGACACGGGCGACATGGACATCGTCCAGAAGGCCTTGTGGCCAGAGTTCTTCGACATGCCGGCGCTGCTGCGTACTAAGGCGTCAATGCCTGTGTTCCAGTGGAACGCGCAGTATCAGCAGAACCCGACGGGTGAAGAAGCTGCCATAATTAAGAGGGATTGGTGGAGGATATGGCCGGAGGACGACCCACCGGCGGTGGAGTACATCATCATGTCCTTGGACGCCGCGGCAGAAGCCCACAACCGTGCCGACTTTACCTCGCTGACAACGTGGGGTGTGTTCTTCAACGACGAGGAGAATATGCACCAGATCATCCTGCTGAACGCCATCAAGCGGCGCATGGAGTTCCCAGAGCTCAAAACGTTGGCGCTAGAGGAGTACCAGCAGTGGGAACCCGACGCGTTCATCGTTGAAAAGAAGAGTTCGGGCACGCCGTTGTATCAGGAGATGCGACGTGCGGGGGTCATGGTGCAGGATTACACACCCGTCAGGGGCTCAGTCAGTAACCCTAACAGCAAGATGGCGCGTCTGAACTCTGTAGCGGACATAATATCGTCCGGACTGGTCTGGGTGCCGCCGAAACGGTGGGCAGAGGAGCTAGTTGAAGAGGTCGCAGGCTTCCCATTCGCCGAAAACGACGACCAAGTCGACACCACGATCATGGCGCTGATGCGGTTCCGGCAAGGTGGATTCATCCGGCTGCCGACCGACGAGCAGGACGAGGAGCTGCCGTACCGGAGAAAAGTTGATTACTACTAAAAGGCGTGCTACAGTACGCGTGCTGGCGCTGCCCCTCCCGCGTGCGTCAGTCTGTTTGGTTGTGTGAGACTGGCCCGGTGTTTCTCCCCACCGGGCCATTTTTTATGAAAAAGGGTTGCGTATAGCCCCAAGCGCCGATAACATTGTCCTCGAGGGGCGTAACACATCTAGCAAGCGGCCACGGGAGCTTTTTGTATTGGTCGAAATCTGACTGCGCTACGGCCTATTTCCCCAATCGCCCCTCACCAACATCACCCTCTTCCTTAAACGTACCAAACACTGCTATAGTGGGCCTAGACCTATAGGGGATATGCCATGGCAATCGAGAAGCCGATGACGCCGTTTGAGTTCGGGCCGCAAGACGAGCTCGATATTGAAGTAGACATTGCCACGGACGATGAGCCGACAATCGAAGTCAATGAAGATACCGGAGAGGTCTTAGTTGACTTTGGCGAAGGCCCGGACGGCCCCAGCGAGGACGACACTGCCCATGATGCCAACCTCGCCGAAAGCATCGACGATGCGGAGCTCGAGAGTATCGCCAGCGACCTGATCGAGTCGTTTTTGGCTGATCGCGAGAGCCGCAAGGACTGGGCAGCTGCTTATATTACCGGCCTAGACCTGTTGGGCATGAAGATCGAGGACCGGTCACAGCCTTGGGCTGGCGCCTCTGGGGTCTACCATCCGATGCTAACCGAGGCCGTGGTGCGGTTCCAAGCGCAGGCAATGAGCGAGCTGATGCCGTCATCGGGCCCTGTACGCGCTAAGATCATGGGTAAACTGACCCCTGAGAAGGCTGACCAAGCCAATCGCGTCCAGAATGAGATGAACTACCTCATTACAGAAGAGATGCCGGACTACCGCGACGAGATGGAGCTGATGTTGTTCCGCCTGCCGCTGGCCGGGTCCGCGTTCAAGAAGACCTATTACGACCCCATCAGCGAGCTGCCGTCATCTATCTTCGTCCCTGCGGAAGACCTCGTGGTCTCTTATGGCGCGTCTAACTTGCGAGTCTGCCCGCGGTTCACGCATGTGATGAAGAAGACCGACAACGAGGTCCGTGAACTGCAGGTTGTCGGGTTCTACCGCGACGTCGAGCTGCCCGAAGCCGAGAAAGACCTAACCGACATCGAGGAAAAATACAACGAACTCTCCGGCGACTCTCAAACTTTCGAGGATGATCCGCGCCGCATGCTGCTCGAGATGCACGTGGACATCAACCTGCCGGAGCCCTTTGAGGACGAGAACGGGATTGCCCGGCCCTACGTCATCACAATCGACAAGACGTCTAATACGGTCCTCTCTATCCGCCGTAATTGGAAGGAAGACGATCCAAAGAAGCGCAAGCTGATGCACTTCACGCACTATCCCTACCTGCCCGGGATGGGGTTCTACGGCACGGGTCTGATCCACCTGATCGGTGGTCTGGCTAAGTCCGCGACGTCAATCCTGCGCCAGCTCATCGACGCCGGCACGCTATCTAACCTGCCCGCCGGTCTCAAGGCCCGCAGCCTGCGTATCAAGGGCGACAATACACCGCTGATGCCCGGCGAGTGGAGAGACGCAGATGTGACGGGCGGCACGCTCCGCGAGAGCCTGTTCCCGATGCCCTACAAGGAGCCGTCAAGCGTCCTGTACACCCTGCTGGGTAACGTGGTCGAGGAAGGCCGGCGCATCGGCTCCGTGGCCGACATCCAAGTGGGTGACATGAGCGCAAACGCACCGGTGGGCACCACGCTCGCCCTGCTCGAGCGCAGCTTGAAGGTTATGTCGGGTGTCCAAGCCCGCCTGCACGCCGCCATGAAGCAGGAACTGCGCATCCTCGCGCGTATCGTCCACGACTACATGCCCGAGCAGTACGCCTACGAGATGGACGGGGACTTTAACCGCGTCGAGGATTTCGATGGGCGCGTGGACGTGATCCCGGTCTCTGATCCTAACGCCGCCACCATGGCACAACGGATCATGCAGTATCAGGCTGCTCTGCAGCTATCGCAGCAGGCTCCGCAACTCTACGACATGGGCAAGCTGCACTCGCAAATGCTCGCTGTGCTGGGCATCCAAGACGCGGCTGACATCATAAAGACCCCGGCAGACATGAAGCCGATGGACCCTGTGGCCGAGAATATGGCGCTGCTGCAGCAGACCCCGGTCAAAGCGTTCCTGTACCAAGACCACGAAGCGCACATAGCCGCCCACATGGCCGCAATGCAGGACCCGAAGATCGCGCAGATGGTTGGCCAGTCGCCCTTTGCTTCGGCAATTCAGGGCGCCGCCATGGCCCACGTCACCGAGCACGTCGCCTATCAGTACCGCAAGGAGATTGAGATGCGGCTGGGCGTACCGCTGCCGCCCGAGGGTGAACCGCTGCCAGAGGATGTCGAGGTCCAACTGTCCCAGATGATTGCGCAGGCAGCCGGCAAGCTGTTCAACAAGAACATGGCCGATCAGCAGGCAGCACAAGCCCAGCAGCAAGCACAGGACCCGCTTACCATCATCCAGATGCGCGAGCTGGACATTAAACAGAAAGAGCTCGATCACAAGATCGACATCGACAACAAGAAGCTACAGGTCAACGCCGCTAACAGCGCTGGGAACCTCTATATCCAGCAGGAACGTGTCGAGAGCGAGAATGACCGCTCCGCGGCAACCATCATGGCGAAGATCGCTACGGACGCCGCAAAAGAGAACGTCAAGGCCCAGATGGACGGCACGCGCCTTGCTCTCGAAGGAGCGCGCCTGCTCCAGCAAAAGAACATATCCGCGGCGCCAAATGTGGGTGGGGGTGAGTGATGGAAGCTACCATCTTCGCCTTCATGCTCCGTGGTCTGGACGAACAGAAAGAGGCTATACGGCACCACCTCGCAACAGGCGGCGCCAAAACTTACGAGGATTACTGTCGTAGCGTCGGAGAATACACGGCGCTGCAGCGCACGTATGATGACATTAAGGACCTAGAAAAAAGATTTATTGCGGATTGACACCATCCGCTGTATTTCTTTGAGTTACGCGGATGTTCCGCGCAAGGCGCTGTGAGCCTTAATCACTGCAGGAGGAACTATGTATACGGCCAATAAAGTCGAAGACGAGCAGCTAAAGGCTAAGCTGCCGGAACCCTCGGGATACAGGCTGTTGATCGCCGTACCCGAAATTAGCGAAAAAACCGACGGCGGACTCATACGACCGGACCAGCTGGTTAAGGCTGAGGAAACGGCGTCCATCATCGGATTCGTGATGAAGGCAGGGCCTGATGCCTACGCCGACATGAACAAATTCCCGAACGGACCTTGGTGCAAAGAAGGCGATTTCGTCATCTTCCGCTCCTATTCTGGCACCCGCTTCAAGGTGCTGGGTAAAGAGTTCCGCCTCATAAATGATGACACCGTCGAAGCGGTTGTCGAAGACCCACGGGGGTATAGCCGCGCATGACCAATAATAATGATGACATCGAAGTCGACGTCGAAGGCGATGACGAACTCGAAATCGAGGTTCAGGATGACACCCCAGAACCTGACAAAGGTAAGCCGAAAGCATCTGATGTAGTAACGGAAGCTAAAGGTGCGGATGATGACGACCTAGAGGGTTACTCTGATAGCGTCAAAAAGCGCATCAACAAGCTCAAGTTCGACCAGCATGCTGAACGCCGCGCCAAAGAAGAGGCTGTGCGTCTCCGCGAGGAGGCAATCAACTACGCCGAAAAGGTCCGCAAGGAAAACGATGAGCTGCGCAAGGCTTATGCTGAGGGCGAGACTGTCCTTGTTGGCCAGACAAAAGCCCGGCTTGAAAGCGAACTTACGTCTGCGCGTACCGCGTATAAGTCTGCCTACGAGAGTGGCGACGCTGACGCTGTGCTTGCGGCACAAGAGAAGCTGCTTAAGCTGCAGGTCGAGAATGACCGGGTACAAAACTACAGACCGCGCGCAGCGCAGGCTACCGCGCCTGTACCGCAGACCCAACAGCAGGCCGCCCCGCAAGTAGCAAAACCTGATGATCGGGCAATGCAATGGGCGGAGCAAAATACTTGGTTCATGAAGGACAAAGCCATGACTGGCTTTGCTATGGGGATTCATGAGGACCTCGTAACACAGGGAATTGATCCGAAGAGCGATTTGTATTACTCTAAGATCAACGACGCGGTTCGCCGCACGTTTCCAGATAGGTTTGACGACGGGCAGATTGAGGAAAAAGCACCCCGACGTCAGGCTGGCACCGTGGTCGCCCCAGCTGCTCGCAGCTCAAAAGCACCACGCAAGATTGTGCTAACCTCCTCTGAGGCCGCTCTCGCCAAGCGCCTTGGTGTACCACTCAAGATTTTCGCGGCGCAAAAGCTGAAGGATATGCAAAATGGCTGACCGGACCCCACGTGAAATCGAGACTCGTGAACACGCGAGCCCGCGCAAAAAAACGTGGAAGCGGCAATCCATGCTGCCTACCCCCGAATCACGGGACGGTTTGAAGTTCCGGTGGATTCGCACCTCTACACTGGGTAACGCAGACATGACGAATGTCTCCGCACGGTTCCGAGAAGGTTATGTGCCAGTGATGGCCACTGATTATCCCGAGCTGCAAATTATGTCCGACGTCGATTCTCGCTTCAAAGGCAATGTCGAAGTCGGTGGACTCCTACTCTGTGCCGCGCCCGCTGAGGACGTACAAGCACGCGTAGAAGGCCAACTGGAGATCGCGCAAAATCAGATCGACGCTGTCGACCGGAACTTTATGCGTGAAAACGACTCCCGAATGCCGGTGCTTCGCCCCGAGCGTTCGACCAAGACCTCGTTCGGTAAGTAATTACCGGAAAATGAAACTGTAGATGAAGGAAAGAACCCATGGGTTCCGTAAATGCTCCCTTCGGTCTGCGTGTGACTGGCCGTCTCGACGCTGGTTCGCTGGAGGTTTTCCGCCAGTACCCCATCGCGTCGGGCCTTGCCGTTAACATCGCCGCCGGAGATATCGTCAACCTCGTTGACAACGGCACTTCGACCACCATCACCAAGCAAACTGGTACGGGCGACACGTCGACCGATATCGCAATGTTGGGTGTGTTCGTCGGTTGTTCGTACACTGACCCGTCGTCCGGCCAAATCACGTTCTCGAACATGTGGCCGACCGGCACTGTCGCTTCGGATGCTCTGGCATTCGTGGTCGATGACCCGCAAGCGCTGTACATTGTGCAGGCATCCGTGGCTATCACCAACACCCTCGACATCTACGGCAAGAACGCCGCGATTGTTCAGGGCGCTGTGAACACCACGTTCAAAGCCTCGCGCGTTGCACTCGATGCGTCCACCCTCGGTACCGACGCCAACCTCCCGCTGCGAATCATCGACTATGTCGGTGGCCCTCGTGGCGACGAAGTTGGTACTTCGTTCCCGCTGTTGGTCGTGAAACTTAACTACACGCAGCTGACCGCTGCGGTTGGCGTGTAAAGGAGGGCTGACAGATGGCTATTTCACGCGCACAGGCCCTTAAAGAACTGCTTCCCGGCCTCAATGCCTTGTTCGGCATGGAGTATGGTAAGTACGAAAACGAGCATGCCGAGATTTACGAGACTGAAACCTCCGAACGTTCGTTCGAAGAAGAAGTCAAGTTGTCCGGTTTTGGCGCAGCTCCGGTGAAACCGGAAGGCTCCGCTATCTCGTATGACAACGCACAGGAATCGTTCACCGCTCGTTACAATCACGAGACGGTGGGTATGGGCTTCTCGATTACCGAAGAAGCTATGGAAGATAACCTGTACGACTCGCTCTCGGCTCGCTACACCAAGGCGCTCGCTCGCGCCATGGCGTATACCAAGCAGGTCAAGGCTGCTTCGTTGCTGAACACGGGCTTCACCACCTTCACCTCGGGTGACGGCGTGACTCTGTTCAACAGCGCGCACCCCACCGTTGCTGGCGGCACTAACGCCAACCGTCCTTCGGTTGACGCCGACCTCAACGAGACCTCGCTGGAACAAGCGGTTATCGACATCGCTGCTTACAAAGACGAACGCGGTCTGTTGATCGCCGCTCGCCCGCGCAAGTTGATTGTTCCGCCGAGCCTGATGTTCGTTGCAACTCGTCTGCTGCAGACCGAGCTGCGTGTCGGCACCGCCGATAACGACATCAACGCGATCAACACCAACGGGTCGATCCCCGAAGGTTATCGCGTCAACCACTACCTGACGGACAATGACGCGTGGTACCTCACCACCGACATCCCGAACGGTATGAAGCACTTCGTCCGCGTCGCTATGTCTACGTCAATGGATGGTGATTTTGACACAGGCAACGTTCGCTATAAGGCTCGCGAGCGTTATAGCTTCGGCGTTTCCGACCCGCTGGCCATGTACGCCTCGCCGGGCGCATAACCCCTACCCACTTTCGAGTGTGTAGTGAAAGGCCCGCTTCGGTGGGCCTTTCTTTTTTGTTCTGCTGCGTGTACACTGCGTACAGGGTAACATCAGCCACGCAGACAGGACGCCCGACCTGACGTTGCACAGACTGCGCGGCGAATCCTTGTGCAAAGGGGTATTTCCATGGCTACCACCACGTTTAACGGTCCCGTCCGTTCGCAAAACGGCTTCCAGACCATCTCCGTCAACTCCACCACCGGCACCGAGACCCTTACCGGTTCATTCGGATTTGGCATCGCAAATCCCGCGGGTGTCGGCATCACCGCCGGTACGGGTACGGTTTACGAAACCTCTGTTGCCCGCAACAACGGCATCGTAACGACCTCGATTATGCTTGACCTGACTGGCCTGCAGTCGGGCGGTACGGCTGGTGACATCATTGGTACTAACGGTGCGGGCGTTGCTTACATTGCTCGGATCACGACTGCCAATAACGGCACAGTCTTCGGCGTTCGCATGACCTGCTACGAGCTCCCAGCGGGTGGCGACACCGACATCGACCTGTACTCGGCTACCGAAGGTACGGGCGTGGAGGACGTCGCGATCTCGACTTTGACAGAGACCCAGATCATCAACTCTGGCACTCTGGCTTTGGGGTCGGCGGTCTTTGGCACTGACATTGTCGCTAACCAATACCTCTACCTCGTTGGTCAGGGCACCGCAAACGCGGCCTACACCGCAGGTCGTCTGCTGATCGAAATCTTCGGCTACGACGCCTAATAGGAGGACGGCATGTCCGACAACTACGATATCAGCTCTAAACGGGTAACAGCTACCGGTGCCGTTGGCATCGGTCGCGCTCGCATCCGTATGGTCGTAGCAACGCTGAGCGGCGCTGGCCGCATTACTCTCACGAGCGGGAGTGGTGGGGTCACTAAGATTGACTTAGATTTTGGTGCCGCCGGGACTTACGATATCATGTTGCCGGGAACCGGCACCCTGTTTGAGTCCGATCCGTTTGTAGCGACGGCCACCAACGTAACCGCACAGACCTTGTTCTGGTCGTAAGGAGAACAGAATGGCTCGGGAGCTATCATCCATCTCTCGGTTTGGACTTACCGAGCCATTCGAACTTCAAGTTAGTCGTGGCCAGATCACAGGTCACAAGCGACTGCTGAAATTCGGATACAACGCCCTCGTTCAGAATGTCGAAGAAACCATCTGGGAATATGGCGGTATTTACGTCTACCCCGCTTCCGCCCTGACGATGACGGCGACAAGTTCCCTTGG